GAGGTGATCCTCGAGAGCACGGCCAACGGCGTCGGCAACGTGTTCCATCAGCTCTGGAGCGATGCCGAGCGCGGTCTGAGCGATCACATTCCCATCTTCGTCCCCTGGTTCTGGCAGCCCGAATACTCCGAGCCGGTGCAGCCCGGTTTCTCCCTCGAGGGTGATGAGGCCGACTACCAGGCTGCGTATCGACTGACCGACGAGCAGATGATGTGGCGCCGGCGCAAGCTGCAGTCCGACTTCCGCGGCGACATTGCCCTGTTCGACCAGGAGTACCCGGCGACCGCGGCATTGGCTTTCCGTCGCGTTGCTGGCGACCCTCTGATCCAGCAGTCCGATGTGGCCATCGCCAGGGTCAGCGCATCGACGTCTGCTGATGGCCCGAAGATTCTCGGCGTGGATCCTGCCGAGTACGGCCGCGACAGCACCGCGATTGCTTTCCGGCAGGGCCGCGTGTGCCATCGCATCGATCGCTTCCACGGCAAAGGTCCGATGGAAGTCGTCGCCCTTGTCGCCATGCGCGCCGACGAGTGGCAGCCGGATGCGATAAATGTCGATTGCACCGGCGTCGGCTCCGGCGTGGCTGACCGCCTGATCGAGCTCGGCTACCCGGTGAATCGGGTGCATTTCGGTGAGCGCGCGATCGAAGACATGCAGTACGTCCTGCGCCGGGATGAGATGTGGGGAAACCTGCGCGACTGGCTAAAGGACCGGCCGTGCCGCATTCCTGATGATGACGTACTGGAGCAGGATCTGTGCGGGCCGCAGTATTCCTACGACTCGAGCCGCCGCCTGAAGCTCGAGAGCAAGGAAGTGATGCGGAAGCGCGGGATTCACTCCCCTGACTCTGCCGATGCCCTGGCGCTGACGTTTGCGGTGCCGATGGCCAGCACGGCAAAGGCGCCAACGAAGTTCAAGGCGACTCGAGAAGACTTCAGGCGTGGCGCCAACTGGCGGCTCGCTTAATCAGTCACCCCCACGGTTTCTGACACCGGATAGTCTGCGCCGAAATCCCGGCCAGGATCTATCCAATGCAAGAAGTCATCGACATCGCCATCGGCGAGACACCGCCTGATACAGGCCTCGACGAGGCCCGCTTTGGCGATATATGCGAGGAGATTCGCCAGCAACCCAACTGGCGCTCCGAGGCCGACAAGTGTGCCGACTACTACGATGACAATCAGCTAGACGGCGAGACGCTCGCCGAGCTCGAGCGCCGCGGCATGGGCCCGATCATCAATAACCTGATCAAGCCGACCGTCAATGTGGTCCTTGGCATGGAGGCTAAGACCCGCTCCGACTGGCGCGTGATTGCCGACCACGATCGCGACCAGGAGATCGCCGAGGCCGAGAGCGCCAAGCTCCATGAGGCCGAGCGCGAGAGCCGTGCCGATCGCGCCTGCTCCGATGCCTATGCGTCACAGATCAAAGCCGGCCTGGGCTGGGTCGAGGTCTCTCGCGAGCCGGATCCGTTCAAGTACCCGTATCGCGTCCGCATGGTGCATCGACGCGAGATGTTCTGGGACTGGCGCGCGAAGGAGCCCGACCTGTCCGACGCCCGCTATGTGGTGCGTCAGAAGTGGTTCGATGCCAACGAGGTGATGGCCTTCTACCCGGAGCACATGGACCTGATCCGCGGCGCAGCCGCTGGTTGGCCTGCCGAGTGGCTGCAGCGCGCAAAGGAAGACGTCAGCCTGATGCACGCATTCAACCAGGAGCAGCGCAGCCCGGTCAGTGATTACGAGTGGCGCAACTTTGGCCGTGGCCAGGTCAGCCTCTACGAGGTCCGCTACCGGCAGACGATCCGCGGCACGGTGATCGAACTGCCAGACGGCCGCAATGTCGAGCTGGACATGAAGAACCCGGTGCATGTCGCCGGGATCGCCCGCGGCATCCTGCGCCCGCGTCCTGCCGTCTATTCCCGTTGGCGCCGGTCGATCTGGCTTGGCCCGCACAAGCTCGACGACTGCCCGTGCGAGAACGATCGCCTGAGCTACATCCCGTTCTGGGGCTATCGCGAGGATCTGACCGGAACGCCCTATGGCCTGATCCGGTCCATGATCCCGATGCAGGACGAGGTCAATGCCCGTCGTCAGAAGCTGCTGTGGATGCTGTCGAGCAAGCGCGTGACAGTGGATTCCGATGCGCTGGACCAGCGCTACAACGACTTCAGCGACCTGGTTCGCGAGGTGGCCCGGCCGGATGCTGTGGTCGTCACCAACCCGAACCGGCGCAATGCGAACGCCTTCGCAGTCGATCATCAGGTCCAGCTCTCCGATCAACAGTACCAAGTGATGATGGAGAGCAAGGCTGCCATCCAGGAGACGGCCGGCGTGTTCAACGCCATGATGGGCCGCGACTCCGCTGCAACGTCCGGCCTGGCGATCAATAGCCTGGTCGAGCAGGGATCCAACGCCCTGGCCGAGATCAACGACAACTACCGCTTCGCCCGGCGCCTGGTTGGCGAGGCGCTTCTCGAGCTGTGCGTGGCCGACATGGTCGGGCGTCAGGTCGATGTCTATGCCGGAGAGGACGGTCGCCGCAAGGTGATCAGCCTCAACAGGCCAGCGATCGATCAGGCCACCGGTGTTCAGTACCTCGAGAACGATCTCAGCCGCGCCAAGACCAAGGTGGCTCTGGAAGACGTGCCGAGCACCCCGGCCTACCGCGCACAGCAGATGACCATGCTGTCAGAAGTCCTGAAGGGTATGCCGCCTGAGATGCAGGCTCCGCTGATGCCGTTCTACCTCGAGAGCACCGAGCTGCCGAAGCGGCGTGAGATGGCTGACCTGGTGCGCAAGGTGCTGGGCATTGCCGGTCCTGACGGCGAGCAGATGGATCCCGAGAAGCAGCAGATGATGCAGCAGCTTCAGATGATGCAGCAGCAACTGCAGCAGGTTGCCCAGGTCGGCGACGCCAAGATCCAGGAGCTCGAGCAGGCCAAGGCCCAGCTTGAGGCCCGCGCCAATGATCGCTCCATGGAGGCGCAGATCAAGGCCGCGGAGCTGAAGCTGCGCGAGGTTGAGTCGCAGCGAGCTGCCATGACTGAAGAGCGCCGCGTCGCCCTGGACGAGGCACGCACCCGGGCAGAGCTGTCTCGCGCCATCGCCGAGAAGCAGGCCCGTGAAGCCGATCGTGCATCGGAGGACCGCCGTGCTGAGATGGAGCACGACGCCAAGCTGGCCGAGATCGAGGCCCGCAAGGCGGAGGCCGAGTCGGCTCGCATGGTGGCCGAAGCTGCCAAGGAAGACGCCAGCGAGAAGGAAGAGATCGCCAGGCTGCAGGAGATGCTGACCAAGGCCCTGGACCCGATCGCCAAGGAGCTCGAGGCGATGAAGCAGGAGAAGCCAGAGAAGGAAGAGAAGTCTGAGGCAGCCCCGATGACATTCAACTTCCAGGTCGATGCCCGCCAGGAAGCCGGCAAGAAATCCATCACCGTCAAGCGCGACAAGGAAGGAAAGCTGACTGGTGCTGATGTTGAGGGGTCGTAATGGACGCGCTGAAGGAAGTTGGCCTGTTTGTCGTGACCGGCATGATCGGTCTGGTGGCCTATTTCATGCGCGCCATGAAGGAAGAGACGGACAAGAAGATCGCCACGCTGTTCGATATGACTAACCTCAATCGCGACGCCGTGGCGGCGATTCGCGAGAGACTCGCGAGGCTTGAGAAATAATGCACCAACCGATCCTACCCGATGGCATCGATGGTGACCGCCGCAGACCGGAAGGTCTGTTGTTGTCCGTCATGCAGCACGTATCGGAGCGCATCGAAGAAGTCGAGCGCCGGCATGAAGAGCGGTACAACCGGCTGGACGAGAAGCACGACAAGCTCTACGACAAGATCGACAACCTCGTGAATTCGATCAACGCATGGATGGACCATGAGCCGGGGGCAATTGTCGAGCAGTGCGAGAAGATCGTTGATGAAGCCATTCCGACGCACAAAGACAACCCTGATGCGACTCCGAGCGAGAAGCGCAAGGAGCACCGCCGCGCGCACGCCAAGTGGATTGCCCGTGTCGAGGGTGAGATGGATCACTGGGCGCGTATCCGGGAGAAGGTCGCTGAGTGGGCTGTGATCGGCGCTCTTGCCATGATCGTCATGGCT